AACCCACTTAGGCACTTCCGTAGATAAAAATGTCCAAGTATTTCTTCCCCACAATAAAAATCTTTCGTATGTACTAACTAACCATTGCCAAACACGACCAGGTAATGCGCTTATCCATGTAGCAATATCTTCAACAATCCTGCTAACCTGACCTTCAAGATATATCCATGTGTTCTCTCCCCATAAAACAAAACTGTTATATATAGAAGTTAACCACTCTACAATCCTTTGAGAAGTTAATAGCAACCATTCATTAAGCCTTTCTGGTAACATTGAAAACCACAATACAATAGCCTCAATCATCTCTGGGATTTTTGTTGATAGCCACTCATAGATATATCCTATTGCATAAGATATCCCCAAAACAGCACTCCACCAAATCTCAAGCATTTTCCCAGGAAGCGAAACATAAAATCCAATAACAATACCAGGTAACGAGGTTAAAAATGACACAACACCTGACACAGCCTCAGATATCGCAGTTATGGCATTACTCATTGCATTGGGGATAGTCTCGGTAAATATAGTGACTATTCCATCCCAAACCTCTTTAGTTTTAGTTTTTACGCCATCCCATACACCAGACAAAAATGTCGATATATTTGTCCACACTTCAATAGCTTTCTCCTTAATAGTATCCCAATTCTTATAAATTAAATACCCAATACCAGCTAATAACATTAACGCAACTACTACCAAGCCTACCGGACTTAAAATAAAACCTAATAACTTCGGTATTAGTGCTATTCCCTTACCTAACAAATCCCATCCAGACCTCAAGACCGTTAAACCATCAGACATCATCTTAAATGATTTTAACAATGCGCCTAATCCGAGTAATATCGGCCCAACCGCAGCAGCAACAGCACCAATAGCAACTGCAAACCCTTGAACTGACGGACTTAAATTTGTAAAACCATCAAACAGTTTAGATATTGTTTCAAGTAGTGGTATTAAAGCTGGTTCTAAAACATCGCTAATGGATATCTTGAGAGCGTCAAATGAGGCGGAGAGGTTTTTGATTGAAAATGCCAATCCTTCTTGCCTGATCTTAGCAACCTCACTTACATCATTAACGCTACTCATTTTATTTGACATATCTTCCCACGCTGGTAATCCACCCTCGATAACTGTCTGCCAACCAGCAACAGCCTGAGTACCAAAAATAGCACCCAATGCAGCTTGCTTTTGTTGATCTGTTAAGTCTTTTGTGGCAACATTTAATTTATCTATGATAGTAGGTAGCGGTAACATCTTTCCGCCTGCGTCAAACAAAGACAATCCCAACGAGTCTAATGCGTCAGCAGCCTCGTTAGGTGGATCAGCCAATCTTAATAATCCAGCTCTTAATGAAGTGCCAGCCATTGAAGCTTTAACACCAGCATTAACCATAATTCCTATAGCAGTTGATAGGTCATCAAAACTTATACCCAACGTTCCAGCTATTGGTCCGATATATTTCATAGTATCGGCAACATCATAAAGCTCTAATTGGGTTGCGTTTAATAATTTGTTAAATATATTGGCAAACTCGCCAGCTCTGTCCGTATCCGCACCAAAGTTAAACATTGCGTTCGAGAGTGCTATTTGAGTTTCATATAAATCAGTACCAGCAGCACTCGCCAAATCAAAAGCAGCAGCCAATTGACCACCAGAAATTTGTGCAGGAGTTAAACCATCCCTAACCATATCTACCATTGCGTCAGCAACCTGTTGAGTGGAAAACAAACCCTTTTTACCAAAATCTAAAGCAATATCACGTAACTTAGCTATCTCATCAGCACCAGCACCAGACACAGCAGCTATTGTCCTCATTGTGCTATCAAAATCTGATCCTGTCTTAACAGCTAACGTACCGAACGTAGTAAGTGGTGCAGTTATACCTATAGTCCACGCCTTACCAACCTTATCAAATTTTTGCCCAATGGAAGCTAACTTATCACTAACACTCCTATCTAACTTGCTTATCTCATCATTTGCCTCTCTGATACCTTTTTTCCATTCAGAAGTCCTGAGTTCTAGTGTTCCGTAAACTGATCCTAAAAAAATTTCTTTAGCCATTCTTCTTATATTCTATCGCAACTCCTTTGCCACCGAGTTGCTGTAGTACTAAATTTAACGGCAAAGGTTCACTATTCTCTGAGTTCATTTGCGGTCTCACTAACTGGCTAGATACCGATTTTGGTTTTGACATTCTAGCACCCATTGACTTAGCGATAACATAAGCATTGTTGTTTATTGCGTCAACAATAACACTCAAAATGCTTTCCATCCTTTTGTCAATCATTTCTAGATCATGGCGATATCCTTTTATTGCTAACGCCATATCTAATTGGTATCCATCCCAATCATCAAGTTCAAGGTACTCACTAGGCTTTTTTCCTGGATATCTTCTGCTTATTAAATCTAACGCTAGACTATCTTCTCTTGCTACGAAAAGATTTCAGCCCACCTTGGCTGTTAGTCCTTCCAAATTGGATATAACTATATGCAAAACCACGATCATCATCACTCAAATCGTCAAAGGTTATTTCTCCTTCTTGTGGATTTTCTCTAACCAGTTTAGGCTCGACAAAGCCTAACATCATAACCTCTTCCATCACGTCAATGCTTTCTCTGACTTCTTTAGCGGATAAGGTCTGTCCTCCCTGCAATTGTTTAACAGCAGCAGAAACCAAATGGTCTGGTATCTTACCAGACTTAATCATTGCAGCTAAACTAGGTCTTGCAAGCCTAACAACAATACCAGAGGGAAGCTCAACTAACTCACCCTCCCTCATTATTACATTAGCCCTTTTCTTGATTTCCGAGACAGGCGTTAACTTTAATTTCTCGGTCTTTACAACAGGTTCTTCCTGTTTCATTTGACCCTCCTTTCTAGGTTTTTATACCCTTATTGTTAATTATTCAGTTACAACAGAAATGGTAGCAACTCTTTTGCTTGAAAGAGAGTTACCCTCAATATCTTCTGCGGTTTGAATAGCAATTCCAGTTAACTCAATATTAAATTCAGACTCTCCGGCTTGAGTTACTTTAATACTTTTAATTTGCACCTTGTGCCAGTCTTTTTCGATTGTAGCCGAGGTGTCATCGTCAGTTTTTGCAGTAGTAAATGCTTGAACCTCAACAAACGGAGGATTGGTCTGGCTTTCAGTACCTAGTGCTACTTCCATACCAGTTGCCGAGCTAGAAACGTCGTTACCAGTAATAGCCTCGATTACATCAAAGCTTATACCATTTGCGACAATAGTAAGCTCTTCTTTGATATTGGATACAAAAGTAACTTTCAACTCATCATCTCCTTTAACTTCAACTTCGTCTTGCGCTGGAGACCCCTCAGCGGAAACAATCGCACCAATATCATAAATGTTTCCATCAGAAGTTTTAATTTTACCGTCTTTTAGTCCTGCACCATAACTTGTTACATGCATGTTGTTTTTTTATAAATACTTAATAACTCAATTATAAAACAAGTAATCTATATCTCTTTTCTCTAAATTTAAGGTTTATTTCCTCATCTACCAATGGAGGCATTGTAGCCTCATATCTGGTGCTAACATGCACCCTATCTGTTAAAGTAAAATCTTTTCTATCAAGCAATACAATAACCCTTTCGAGTATAGTATTTATCTCGACAGTTGACTTACCTAGATCATTATAACAACGAACGTAAAAACTTTCATCTTTAAGGTGATTGCCTATTCTTGTTTCAGTACCTTCACCAATGGCTACAAGTGGAGTATTCATCTTTCTGGTTATCATACCAAGAGGCACTATACTATTTTTTGTACTGCTAGCACCTTTCGAATTGTAATAAGGCGAATTACTAGCCAACATGCTAAGCAACTCACTATCACCACTCAATACGTCGTAAATAGCCTTTAATGAACTCTTCATAATATCGACCTTAAATTGCTTAATAATGATTGTCTAGAAAAACCCTCTAGCGTAGGCCATAACACTCTATATTTACCTTGATTAGATAATTCTAAATACTTTCCATAAAACATACCAATACTCAAACCTGCGACAATCGCACCTCCATTAGTCATTGGTCCACTACCAGTAATACTGTTCCTAGCGTTACCTGTCCTATCTGTCCAAGGGGCTTTTCTCTTCGCTTCGTTTTCAGACTCCGCTATAGTATAT